TGTTAAACATTATAAAGCAATAGTATTAAATGTGGGGTAATTTATGATAGTAGATATAAATGAAATAACTTTAGATAATCTTTATAAATATCAAATAAGATACAGAGAAAAAAAGCCGAGAACAGCTTGGAATAAGGGTAAAAGCAATAAAAGCTTTAATACGAAAGAATATCAACAAAGTAAACAATACAAAGAATATCAACATAATTATTATTTAAAGGTAACAAAACCTAAAAGACTTAAAAATAGATAGGTTAGGAGGTTTAATATAAAGATGACAGAGGAAGAAAAGCAAAGAATAATAGATGAATTAGAATTGCAAAAAGCTTATGGATATAAATTTAACAATCCTCAAATAAGAATGATTACTGGTTGTGCTTTAAAGCTAATACGATACCAAGACACAGAAATAAACAAATTAAATAATGTAATTGATAGAATGAGTAAATACATACGTGCTTGTGACATAGATGAAAATATTTGTAAAACAAGTAATTGTAGAGATGAAGAAAAATGTGAAGATTGTATTAAAGAATATTTTTTGAAGGATAATGAGGTAGAATAATGGAAAAAATATGGAAAGATATAGATGGATATGAAGGAAGTTATCAAATTAGTAATTTAGGGGAAATAAAATCTTTTAAAAAAAGTGATAAAGGTAGGATTTTAAAACCAGGAATAAATCCAAAAGGATATTTAATTGCAACATTAAGTAGCAATGGACAAACACGAGAGAAAAAAGTTCATAGGTTAGTAGCACTAGCCTTTATCCCTAATCCAGAGAATAAATCACAAGTAAATCATATTGATGGGAATAAGCTTAATAATAGGGTGGATAATTTAGAATGGTGCACATGTAAAGAAAATATAAGTCATGCATGGGAAAGTGGATTATCAAAACCTAGTGAGGAAATGAAAAAATATAACTTTATTTATAGTAAAAGAATTAGACAATATGATAAAAAAGGTAATTTTATAAAAGAATGGGAAAGTGCTGTAAAAGCAGGAAAATGTTTAGGAATATTTCAACAAGGTATAGTTGCGTGTTTAAAAGGTAGAACAAAAACAGCAGGTGGGTTCGTATGGAAGTATGTAGACAATAAAAAAATACAAATATTATGTTGAGGAAAGAAGGGGAGAATATGAGTAAAGCTGATGAGATGTTTAAAAAGTTAGGGTATGGAATAGACATAGATAATTTTTCTAATCTTATATATTTAAATAAAAATGACAAAGAAATAAGATTTTGGAAAAGAGAAAAATGTGTAGAAGTTTCAATAAGACCTATTGAATATGAAGCAAATAGTATGTATTTTAATATGAAAGAACTACAAGCAATAAATGAAAAAGTAAAAGAGCTTGGTTGGGAATAAACAATAAATGAAAGGAGAAATAAAGAGATGGTTATTTTATGGATAACAATAATTATAGGAATAGTTATAATAAAAGTGGTAGATACGATATGTAGTCATTTAAAAGATAAAGATAAAAATAAGAATATAGGAGAGTGATAACAAATGATAAATAAAGAAGAAATAGAAAAGGCTAAAGAGTTTTTAAAGCAAGAAATAATAAATGCATATTCAGAGAAAAAGGCAGAAATGCTAGATATAATTTATAAATACATATCAGAGCTAGAAGAAGAAAACAACGTATTTAAACAGGCACATGTAGATAATTCAAAAATAATAGCAGGTTTTGATGTAGAAAATTATAAACTTAACAATAGAATAAAAGAACTAGAAGAAATAGAAAAAGAACATCAAAAAGAAAACGGAAATTTAAGACAAAAAATAAAAAGACTTGAAAAGAAAAATGAAGAATTAAAAGCAGATTTAGCAGGGAAAACAATACAAGAAATGGGAATGAGTAATTTATACAAGGAGGACAAAAGATGAACATACCAGAAACATTTAGAGGAATGGAAAAAGTAAAAGAATATCCTAATTTTGTATTATACATAGATGAGTTACGGAAGAAGAGAATGTTTTCAATATTGGGATCTAGGGCATATAGAACAAAAAAGAATAAGACAAGGCTTTCGCAGTGCGTGGGCTGAATAACTAAGGAGGAATGGAAATGATAATAAAAGAAAATTGTTTTGCGTATAAAGATGGTAAATGTACAGCATTAAATGAATTACATTGTGAGAATTGTAATTTTTATAGAACTGATTTAAAAAGGTCAGATATAGAACGTAGCATTAAGACTTATACTAAAACTTATGGGAATAACTAAGGAGGAATGGAATGGAGGAGATAAAAAAAGAATTAAGTGCATATTTATATGATAAAAAGTTGCTTAAAGAAAAAGAACAAGATCTGGAAGAATTAATAACAAAAGCAGAAAAGATAACAACTGAATTAAGCGATATGCCTAAAGGTACTCCAGAAATACAAGATAAGATTGCAGAATATACAGCAAAGATAGTAGATTTAAAGAATGAAAAGTGTAGACAGATAATAGAAATGTATAAGACTAAGCATGAAATAGAAGCTAAAATAGATATGTTAGAACAACCATATAGAAACATATTATATTATAAATACATAAAAGGATATAAATTAGAAAGAGTAGCAGATGAAATAGAAAAAGAATATAAATATGTTTGTACATTACATGGGGAAGCATTAATTTATTATAAAAATTTAGCAAATCACGACAAAAAAGGTTGAATCACGAATAATAAATATGATTTAATTATAATAGACAGAAAAACAAAATAAGGTTTTGCGGAGATGGATTGGAAACAGTTCGTCTCTATTATTGTTGGTATTAATGATACTAGATAAATTAATAAATGTTTTTTCATTAGTTAATCTCCTATAAGTACAATTCTAGTTAAGTACTTAAATAAATTGTATGTAGTGATATATAAAAAAAAGATACAGAGGTGTATCTAAGAAGTTTAAAAAAGCTTTACCGAGCTGGCTGAAAGGGTTTTCCTAAGTACACGGAAGTAAAAAGAGGTAGGCTTGCGTCTTTTCCTATGCCACTTCATATATCATTACATAGAGTTTATTAAATAACAAAGGAAAAGAAAAATGGTGAATGAACTATGTCTAGTGTTCAAATGCAAAGAATGTCCAGAACAAAGAAGTTGTTACGGATGTGAGCATAATTATATATTAATACAAGTAGATACAGGAACTAATATATATAAATGCAGTAAGTGTGGACATAAGATAAGACTAAACAAAAGTAATCCGTGTTGTGAATGTATATATAAGTGTAAAGGCGAAGTAAAAAGTATTATAGACAAAGGCAAAGGAATATACAAAGTATGTAATAGATTTAATAATGGAGAAAAAGAGTAGGTGGGAGTATGGCAAAAGGGAAACAGATAGATAATGAAACAGTATATAAGATTATGCTATCAGTATTTAGTACAGGAAATTATAGTGAAACTGCTAGACAACTAAATATGCCTCAAAAGACAGTAGAAGATATATATAAAAGAAATATAGAAAAAGAAGAGTTTACGAAATTACGCGAACAAAAACAAGATGAATTTGTAGAAAAGGCAACAAGAATAATAGATAAAGCATTAAATAGATTAGAAAAATCGTTAGATGATAAAAAAGAAAAGTTACCAATAAATAATTTATCAACAGTAATAGGAACACTATACGATAAAAGAGCATTAGCAAAAGGAGATCCAACAGCTAATACAGGAATAACTATAAAGATGGATAAAAAGGTTGAGGAGCTATCGCAGTAATGAAGTTTAAAATAAATAATGATACTTGGGAAATAAGAACAGCAAATAAAGAAAAAATGAAAGACTTATGGAGCAAAATAACAGGCGAAGATACTTGTGTTTTTGGTTTAACACTTAAAACATCTCAAATTATATATATATGCAGCGATATATGTAAAGAACAGCAAGTAAAAGTTTTAAAACATGAGTTAGCACATTGTTATATATGGGAATATGGATTATATTATTCAGACTATGATGAAGAAATAGTGTGCGAAATAGTAGCTAAAAGCAATGATTTTATAAATGAGGTAGTAGAGAGGTATTTTAAGTAAAGATATATTGAAAAGAGGAAAGGTAACATATGGAATACAAGGTGCCTAGTTTATATCCTAAACAAGAAGAATTTTGTAAAAGTAAAACAAAATATACGTGTTATGGAGGGGCAAGAGGTGGAGGTAAGTCGTTTGTGGCAAGAGTAAAAGCGATACTACTTGCACTATATTACCCTGGAATACAGATATTACTTTTAAGAAGAACATATAACGAATTGTTAGAAAACCATGTTGTACCATTACAGAAGGAATTAAGATGTCAACAAAAAGAAAGATTAGCACAGTACAAAACACAGGAAAAAGTTTTTGATTTTCCAAATGGAAGTAGAATAAAACTAGGTTATTGTGATACTGAAACAGATGTATTGCAATATCAAGGACAAGCCTATGAAATAATATTTATGGAAGAGGCAACACATTTTACAGAATTTCAATTTAACTGTTTAAAAGAAAGTAACAGACTTTCAGGACAATGTAAAAAACAAGTAAAACCTAGAATGTACTTAACATGTAATCCAGGAGGAGTAGGTCATGCTTGGGTAAAAAGATTATTTGTAGATAAAGAATATAATCCAGGAGAGAATGCAGAAGAATATTCATTTATACCAGCATTAGTATTTGAGAATGAATATATTATGAAAAATGATCCAGACTATGTAAAAGCATTAGAGAGTTTGCCAGAAGATAGAAAAAGAGCAATGCTTTATGGGGAATGGGATATATACGAAGGACAGTTCTTTCCAGAATTTAAAAGGAATATACACGTTGTTGAGCCATTTCCAATACCTAAAGATTGGAACATATATTTTACAATGGACTATGGATTAGATATGTTAGCAGGTTATTGGATTGCAGTAGACTATAAAAATAATGCTTATGTATTTAGAGAAGTATACGAAAGTGATTTACTTGTATCAGAAGCAAGAGATAAGATTAAAGAATTAACAAATGAAGATGTTTATATATATTTAGCACCACCAGACTTATGGAACAGACATAAAGAAACAGGAAAGAGTACAGCAGACATATTTGCAGAAGGAGATATTTACTTGTATAAAACAAACAATGATAGAGTGCAAGGGTGGTTGCAAGTCAAAGAGTGGTTAAAGGTATTTAAAGATGAACAAGGATTTGACACAGCAAGATTAAAAATATTTAGTACTTGCAAGAATTTAATAAGATGTTTACCACAGATACAGCATGATGATAAAAAAGTGGGAGATGTAGCAAACGAACCCCACGAATTAACACATGCACCAGACGCATTAAGAGGCTTTTGTGTTTATTGGACACAAGAGCCTATTTTAGTGGAAGAAAAGAAAGCAATACCATTTGAATTACAGACAGATGAACCAGACGAAGAAATATGGTGGTAGGAGGAAGAAATGATATTAGTAGCAGTAATAATAGGTTATTTATTAGGAGTAGCGCCTTTTATAGTACCTAAGATAATTGAAAGAATTGATAGTAAGCAAAAAGTAGAAGTTAACCAGGAAGAGGAAAAAGAAAGAAACGAAATATTTGATGAATGGTTAAATGGAGCAAAACAAGTAAATCAGGAAGATATATATAAAGAATACGTAACAGGACAAGAAACTACGAAAGGAGAATAACAATGTCAAAAAGAGAAGAGTTAGCAGAGAAAATATGGAATGACTGGCAAAAAGGTTTAGAGTACCAAAAGAAACTAAACTTGAAAGAAACATGCGAACAATGTGTAGACTTTTACGAAGGCAGACAATGGCCTCAAGCAACAGAAAGAACAAAGAATATGCCTAGACCAGTATTTAATATAGTTAAGTTTATAATAAATGGTAAAAAAGCAAACATTCTTTCAAGTAAAATATCAATGATATACAAACCTTTAATATATAACCAGGAAGAAGCTGATATAGCAACACAAGGAGCAACATCATTTACTAATTTTGCTAATCATATAAAAAAAGAGATAAAGCAAGAAGATTTAGATAATCAAGCGATATTAGATGGACTAAAGAAAGGTACATATATATATCATTATTTCTGGGATACAGAAAAGAAAACAGGAATGGCAAAGTTTGATGGTGGACTAAACGGACAAATAATAGATTGTTTAAGTGTAGTATTTGCTAATCCTAAACAAAAAGATGAACAAAAGCAAAAATGGATTATTATACAAAGCAGAGAGAATGTAGATTCATTAAAGAAAAAAGCAAAAGAAAATGGATTATCTGCACCAGAAATAGAATTAATACAATCTGATGATGATACAGAGAAAAACTATGATGGAGAAGAACAAGAAGGAGAAGAATACGCAACAGTACTTACAAGATATTTTAGAAAAAACGGAGAAGTATATTATACGAAAAGCACACAACACATAATAGTACAAGATGAAACACCTCTTACACCAGATGCAAGTAAAGTAACAATAGAAATAGACGAAGAAGGCAAAACAAACGAAGATAACGAAGATATAGGACAAGACAAACCAGTAATAGAACAATTTAAAATGTCTTTATACCCAATAGTTGTAGCAGCATATGATGAAAGAGAAAAATCAATATACGGAATAGGAGAAGCAGAACAATTAATACCAACACAAAGATCAATAAATTTTAACTATGCAATGATGCAGATGGCAGGACAAAATATGGGATTTCCAAAAGTAAAAGTAAGACCAAATGCATTAAGAGGAAAACAAATAACAAATACACCAGGAGAAGTGTTAACAGATTATAGCCCAGATTTTAATGGAGTGGCTTACTTAAATCCACCAATATTTAATAACACACCTCTTACAGTAGCAGACAAAATGTTAGAAATAACAAGAACAGTAACAGGAGCAACAGAGGTAGCAAACGGAGAAGTATTGGGTAAAAACATGAGTGGTAGTGCAATAGTAGCTTTGCAAACACAAGCAAAAGTTCCTATTGAAGATATGCAAAAAAGATTTTGGAGAGTACATGAAAAAATAGCAAGAATATGGGAACAGTTTTTTAAAGCATATTATAGATTTGATATACCTTACATTGTAGAAAGTGAAGAAGGACAAGAACCTGCAGTATTCAATGGAAGTCAATATCAAAACATGGACTTTGAAACAACAATAGATGTAGGAGCAGGAAGTGCTTATTCTGAAAGTTTATCTATTAACTTACTAGAACAAGCATTGCAAAGAGGAGATATAACATTTGATGATTACGTTGAACTATACCCAGATAGTGCAATGCCATTTAAAGCACAGTTAAAAGAAATAAGAAAGAAGGTAACATTACCACCAGAGATACAAGCAAAGATAGCTTCTAATCCTCAAATATTACAATATGTAATGGCAATAATACAACAAGCAGAAACACCAGCACCAGTACAAGGGCAACCTATGATATAACTAACAACTCTATATGAGTTGTTTTTTTATATAAATTCGCAGGAATAGCGTAAAAATCCAAATTAGAAAGGAATACTTATGGAAGAAGAAGTAAACGAAAGCGCAAACAATCTTGAAGTCGCTGATCAAGAAGAAACAGTTGAAAGTACTGTTGAAAGCGAAGTAGAAGAAACTGAACAAGAGGAATCTACAGAGCAAACTGTAGAAGAAACTACAGAAACACCTGAAGAATCAAAGGAAGGAGAAACAAAAAAGCCTCAATCTGATGAAGATAATTCAAAGTACAGACAAGCTAGAATCAAAGCTGAAAAAGAAGCAGAAAAGAAAATTGAAGCTGCTAGAAAAGAAGCATACGAGCAAGGTTTGAAACAAGGTAGAGTTAATACATATATAGGTAAACAAAACCCATATACAGGTAAGACAATAAATGATAGTTATGATGTAGAAGAATACCTTGAAATGTTTGAATTAGATTCAAAAGGGAAAGATCCAATTAATGATTATAGAGAGCTACAGAAACAAAAAGCCAGAGATGAAGCAGAGAAAAAAATAAAAGAAGATGAAGAAGAAAGACAAAAGAAATGGTTTCAAGATGATACTAAAGATTTTGTTGATAAATATTCATCTGAGAAGTTACAAGAGCTTACTAAAGACGAGGATTTTAATTTATTTGCAAATGGCAAGATAGGTAAAACTCCGTTATCACAAATATACGAGGATTACCAAAAGCTAATAAGCAAATATGAAAAGAAATCAGTTGAAACAGCTAAGCAAATTGTAGCAAATAATTCGACAACACCAGGAGCTATTGAGGAAACAGAGCCACAAACAATGGACTGGAATAATATGTCGGATAAAGAATTTGATAAATATTATCAGAAAGCCATAGATGGCGAACTGAAATAGCTACTTAAAGCCAAGAGTAGCTATTTTTTATTATGAAAAGGAGTGATGAAAATGGCTACAAAAATGCAAACAATAACAAGTGTTGCTAATCAAAATCAAATATCAGCAGAGGACAAGACTTTTTATGAAAGAGCATTATTAAAAAGATTGTTACCAGAATTACAATTTTATAAAGATGCTATGAAAAAGAAACTACCAAAAAATGAAGGTAGAACAATTAATTTTAGAAGATTTAATTCTTTAACAGCACCAAGTTCAAGTTTAACAGAAGGTGTAACACCAGATGGAAACGATTTAAGTGTAACAGCTATCACAGCAACAGTTGCACAAGAAGGAGCTTGGGTTTCACTATCTGATTTAATTCAAATGACAGGAATTGATCCAGTAGTTGCAGAAACATCTGGATTACTTGGGGAACAAGCAGCAGTAAGAGTAGATAATGTAATACAATCAGCAATATCAAGTGGAACAAACGTATTCTACTGTGGAGGATCTGCAACAAGAGCTGGTATAGAATCAGCTACAACAAAATATTTAACTGCAGGAGATATTAAGAAAATAGTAAGAAAATTAAAAAATGCAAATGCAAAAAGATTTTCTGATGGATATTATCACATGATAATAGATCCAGATATAGCTTATGACTTAATGGGAGATACAGCTTGGGTAGATGTAACAAAATATTGTCAACCAGAAAAAATGGAAAAAGGCGAACTAGGAAAAATGCATGGAATGAAATTCTATGAAACAACTAACCTAAGTGTAGTTGATTCATCAACAGGAGCTAACAAACTAGATGTACATATAGCTTATGCTTATGGAAAAGATGCTTATGCATGTGTTGACCTAGAAGGTGGAGCTGGAAAACCAGCTATTATAGTAAAACCTAATGGCTCAGCAGGTTCTGCAGATCCATTAGACCAAAAAGCAAGTGTAGGATGGAAAAACTGTTTTACAGCAGTTATAACACAACCTACTGCATTAGTAAGAGTAGAAACTGGTGTAAATGCGTAACATAAGGGGCTGATAAAGCCCCTTTAATTTATTAAAGGAGGAATTTTAAGATGGCTACAAACAAAGAAGAAACAGTAAAAGAAGAGAAAAAAATTGAGAAAGCAAACAAAGAAGAAACAGTAAAAGTTCGTATACCTTTAGATCCATTAAATCCAAAAGATAAAGAAGTTATTGTTGGAATAAATGAAAAATATGCAAAAGTAATAAGAGGGGAAGATACAGAAGTATCTATTCCAGTATATGAAGTACTTAAAAATGCAGGGTTAGTTTAATACTAATCCTTTTATATCACTTTAAAGGAAAAGCTAGTTCGACTCTAGCAAAAGTGAAAGGAGAATAATTATGACTTGGGGAGAAATACAAAAAATATCATTAGAAAAAATGTTTGCGAAAGATGAACCAATAGAATTAGACGATATAGATGATTATAAAGAAGATGACGATTGTAAGTGGTATTTAAGTGCAATGCCAGGTGTATGTAATGAAGCAATAGAGAGAATTAAACCACATGTAAAACAGATATACGAATATAACGGAGAAACAGGAAAATACGATAAGATATCAATAGAACATGTAACATATGAAACTGAACCTGAAACAGTAATAGATTTACCAGAAGATGCGTGTGTTCTTATTCCACTTTATATAGCAAGTCAGTTATATAAAGATGATGATATAGCACAAGCAACAGCATATAGAAATGAATTTGAAGTAGGGTTACAAGATTTAGATTATAACTTAGAAAATCAAGAAAGTATAGTAGAGGTATTTTAATTATGGCAAATTTTAGTGTTCCTAGTTCTCCGCCAACATATGAAATTAAATTATCTGAATTTTTAGGGGTTGATTTTTCTTCTTCTTTTTCTGAAGTTGATAGGAGAAGAAGTCCAGATGGATTTAATTTTGTAAATAATAATGGAACTATTGAAAAAAGAAATGGATATAAAATTATTACTTGTTTAGGAGAAAATGCAAATATAAATGGTATATGGAATGTTGATACAGTAACAGGAGAGTTATTTGTAGTACATTGTGGAGATAAACTATATGAAATGAATAAAAACTTTAGCAGTTATACGGAAATAATGTCTGGATTAGCAAATAGAATTTCAAAAGGTGTAATAATTAATTCTAAATTACTGATATTAGATGGATTAAGAGCAGTGGTATATGATTTGTTAAAAGTTAGTAACAGAGTAGGTTATTTAGATGAAATAGGATTTGTTCCTACTACACAGGTTGCAAGAAGTCCAGATGGAACAGCAAGTCAACTTTACGAACAAGTAAATTTATTACAGGACAGTAGAATTAACATGTTTACAAGTACAACAACAGATACAGTATACCAGCTAGATACAACAAAAATAACAGCAGTAGAAAAAGTTGAAGTATTAAATAACAATGCAGAGTGGGAAACAAAAGTTGAAGATACAGATTATACAGTTGATTTAACAAATGGACAAGTAATATTTGATAGTGCAATAGGAGATCCTCCAGCAGATGGAAGAGATAATGTAAGAATTAAATATAAAGTGTCTAATCCAGATAATAAATCACAAGTAAATAAATGTTCAATAATGAGTGTGTATGGTTATGCAGGAGCAAACAATAGAATATTTTTAACAGGAAACCCCGATTATCCTAACATTGTTATGTGGTCACATATTGATAATATTACATATTTTCCTGTAAATTATGTATTGAAAACTGGATTAGAGGTTTGTCCGATAAACGGCCTTATAAAAACAAATGACGGAAAATTAGCTGCGTTAAAAGATGTGTCAGATACAGATGATACTATTTTTTATATAGGATATACAACAGCTAATAATATAATTAATGATGAAGAATGGTTTAATTTAGAAGGTAGTTCAAAAGGAGAAGGAAATATATCACAATATGCACATGATGTATTAGTAAATGAGCCACTAATATTAACGCATAACGGTGTTTTTGCACTTAATACAGTAAGTTTAACAGATGAAAGATATGTATTTCACAAAAGTTATTACATAGATAAAAAATTAAAAAATGAACGTAATTTAGAAGATGCTATAGGTATTGTTAATGATGGTAAATATTATCTAGCAATAAATAATCATGTATATGTAGCAGATAGCAGATTTAAAAGTGGCAATGTAAATAGTAAATATAGCAATTATCAATATGAATGGTATTATTGGACAAACATTCCAGTAAGAATATGGTTTGTATGGAACAATGAGTTATATTTTGGCGATAAATACGGAAACATATGTAAGTTTAGAAACAATGATGAAGGTAATAGATTCAAAGACGATCAAAAGAATGTAGAGGCAGAATGGAACTCTGCAATACTTGATTTAAATAGTCAAACTAAGAAAAAGAATGTAAAAAGAGTGTCCATATCAAGTAATTCAATAGATTCTGAAATAACAATAGGGTATAGACTAAAAAAAGGAGACAAAGAAGTACTAACCAAGGTATATACAAATTTTTCATTTTTAGCACCAAATGACAATCTTACTCCAAGTAATTATTTAGTTCCATTAGGAGATTACTATTCATACCCAAAAACAACAATGATAAGAAAGAAAGCAAAAAAACTTTCTTTCTTTTCTTTATATATAGAAAACAAAGAAAATAGAAACATGAGTTTTGACTCTATCAGCATAGTTTACACATTAGGAAGCTATTATAAAGGAGATTAGGAGGAAAAAATGAAAAAAATTGAATTTGTAAATGGACAAGCTCCATATTTAAACGAGCAAAATTTAAACCAAATGCAACAGAATATGGAAGATGTATCAGTTCCAGAAGGTGGAACTAAAGGACAGGTTTTATTAAAAGCTAGTAACACAGATAATGACGTGGAATGGACATCATTAATTCCATCGGGAGGAACAAAAGGACAGGTTTTAACAAAAGCAAGTGCTAGTGATAATGATTTTGAATGGACAACACCAGTAGACGGAGATGATTATGTGTCAAAAGAAGAAGCAGGAACCATTGTTGAAAGAAATTACAGTGTAGGCACAGAAGCCCCAACAGGTGGTAGTGATGGAGACATATATGACCAATATTTTGATTAGGAGGTAAAGTATGGCATTAAGTGATTATAAAGATACAAATCATTTTAGTGATAGCAGTGTTAATGAAACATATATGCGATTTGAGTGGAGTGGAAGCCAAAGCAAATCTGGTAATTATACAACTATATCATGGAGTATTAAGGCATGTAGACCCACTACTAGTAACTATGTTTATTTTCATAATATAAATTGGGATATTGGTGGAAACACTGGTTCTAAGGGTTCTACTAGTTATTCAAATGGAGAAACAATCGCATCAGATAGCTTTACCGTTTATCATAATCCTGCTGGACAAGCAAGTTTTTCTTTTTCAATGGCAGCAAATGTTTTTTATTCTGGAGGTGGATATATTTATGCTTCTGATAGTTGGACTTTAGATACAATTCCTAGATATGCTAATATAACAAGTTTTAGTGTGTCTAAAAGAGATTTAACAAGTGTCAAATTTAATTGGACTGCTGACGCTAGTTGTGATTATGCGTGGTACTCTACTAATAACGGAGCTAGTTGGAACGCTTTGCCAAATAGTAATATAGTAAGTGGTTTAAGCTATAATACTGGGTATAATTTTAAATTAAGAGTAAGAAGAACAGATAGTCAATTAACCACTGATAGTTCAACTTATTATCAAACTACTTATGATATAGCAAAAATATCATCAGCACCTAATATAAATTTAGGAGATAATGAATTAGTAGAATACAGTAATCCTAGTGGTAGTACAATAAAATTATCGATACAAAACACGGCTGGAACACTTTTTTATTGTAATGACAGGGTTGTATCTGATAGCAGTTATATGTTTAATTTTACTGACCAAGAATTAGATACTTTATATAAAGCAATGGGTACATCGAATAGTTTAAATGCTAGAATATATTTAAAAACTTTTTATTCTCAAAGTGGTTATTATACTGATTATAAACAAATAACTATAACATTAACAGGAAATCAGAAAACTGGACATATCAATGTAAACGATGTCTGGAAAAGAAGTAAAAAATGGCTTAATGTGAATGGTGTATGGAAAAGATGTGTAAGATGGGTTAATGTAAATGGTACATGGAAAAGGTGTATTTAAGTTAATTAGAAAAGTATTTATAAGTTTCATAATGTTATGGGCTTTATTTTTTTGAAAATTGGAGGTGTGAAAGTGAAACCAGAGGTAATAGTAGCATTAATTAGTTTTTTTGGAACTTGTGTAGGAACAATAGGAGGAATACTTGCAACAAGTAAGTTGACAAATTTTAGGTTGCAAGAGCTGGAAAAAAAGGTTGACAAACATAATTCATTAGTAGAAAGAACATATGCATTAGAAGGAAGAATGACAGAAGCGGAACATGACATAAGAGATTTAAAAAAATAAATAGAAAGGAGATATTTTTATGGAATTAGCAACAATAATAAGTTTAGTAACAATAGTAGTTACGTTTGTATGCGGTTTAATAGCAAAGAAAGTAAGTTGGTTTAATAATAAGTTAATACCAGTACAAAACCTAGCAATAGGAATAATAGCAGGAATAATATATTACTGCATAACAAAAGACTTAAATTTAGTAATAATGGCAGTAGGATTAGGAACAGGTGGAGCTTACGATATAGTAAGTAATCTACAAAAATTATTAGAGAAAGGGGAATAATCATGAATATTATAGAAAAAACATATAGCTTAAATGGAACTCTACAAAAAAGAAACAAAACAGACATGATAATACTTCATCATGCAGTTTATAATGGAGATGTAGAAGGAATAGACAGAATACATAAAAATAATGGCTGGACATGCATAGGTTATCATTTCTATGTAAGAAAAGATGGTTCAATATATAGAGGACGTAAAGAAGATACAGTTGGAGCACACGCTTATGGTTCTAATACAACAAGTATAGGAATATGTGCAGAAGGAAATTTTGAAACAGATATAATGTCAGATGTACAAAAGAACTCTATTATAGAATTAGTAAATTATTTAAAGAGCAAATATGGAATAAGTAAAGTAATAAGACATAAAGACGTAAATGCAACAGCTTGCCCTGGAAAAAATTATCCATTTGACGAAATAGTAAATGGATCAGTACAGCCTACACCAAAACCAACCCCAGTATCAGGATTAGTTGCAGATATTCAAAGAACATTAAATTCAAGATATGGATTTAACATAGCAGTAGATAATATTGCAGGAAATCAAACAAAAACAGCACTAATTAAAGCATTACAAACAGAATTAAATAGACAATATAATAAAGGACTAGCCGTTGATGGAATATTCGGCCCAGTAACAAAATCAAGATGTATTACATTAAAAAAAGGAGCTAGTGGAAATATAACTTATGTAATGCAAGCAAGATTAACTTGTTTAGGTTATACCTCAAACGGACAAGATGGTGTGTTTGGAAATGCAACTTTAAATGATGTAAAAGCATTCCAAAAAGCAAAAGGAATTGTTGTTGATGGTATAGTAGGTCAACAAACTTGGGATAAATTATTTAATTAAAAATAGTTTAACGGAGCAGTAATTAATTTTACTGCTCTTATTTTTATATAAGGAGGAGAGAATGAAACCAATATCAAAGACAATAGAGTTTGTAAGGGGAGATACATATTATATATCTCGATACTTTAAAGACAAACAAAAAAATCCTTTAAATATAGATCCTGAAACTGACGATATAACGTTCACAATGAAACAAAATGTAGATGCAAGTACAGTACTAATAAAAAAGACGTTGTCAGATGGGGGAATAACAATAGCAGAAGATGGGAAAGTAAGAATAACATTAAATTCAAGAGATACAAAAGATTTAGAGTTTGGCAAATATGGATATGATATTCAAATAACTGTAGGAAAAGATGAAGTAAATCCATTTGTAAGAACTCCAGAAAGTGGAAAAATTAAGTTACTGTCAAAAGACTTTTCTGCTAATGGAGGTGCTTAACAATGAATGAAGATATAACAGTTCAAGACAATGAAGATATAGAAGTAATAGAAGTAGACGATAACGAAGATATAGATGTTATTGAAGTAGATGATAACGAAACAATAGATAGTGTTGCGTTAGAAGCATTGCTTAAAGGAGATAAAGGAGATAAGGGAGAAAAAGGAGATGACTATGTTATAACACAGTCAGACTATCAAGAAATTGCAGATATAGTAGAAAATCAAATTGAAATCCCTAAGCAAATTTTCATAGGAGATACAGAACCAACAGATCCAAATATTTTAATTTGGATAGATACATCTGGAGATACACCTATTGTAATATCAACACTTATAACAGCAGATAATAAACAATTTATTACATCTGATAATAAAGCATTTGTAGTAAAAGAAGCTACAGAAAAATCAAGTTTATTAACAAGAGATAATAAACAATTTATTACATCAGATAATAAAGAGTTTATTTTAAAAGAAATAGTTAATCAAATGTTATTAACAAATGATAACAAAGAATTTATAGAGGCAAATAATAAAAATTTTATTTTAAAGGAGGAATTTTAAATGGCAGAACAATATCAAAGTAATTATACAGGAGAACAAATTGATGGAGGTATAGCAAAAGCAAATAAAGCAATACAACCAAGTGCATTACAAGCAGCATTGGCAAGTTATCAGGAATTATTAGAAAGTGGAGTTAATATTAAAACAATTAATAACAATTCAATATTAGGAGAAGGAAACATAGAAATTCAAGGTGGAAGTGATATTGCTATAAAGGAATTAGACTTTACTAATTCATCAGACTTTGACCAAGAAACTGGCGAACCAACACAAGAAGCTATGCTAGATGTCATAGCAAATAAATATATTTTTATTCATATTTATAACATTCCAGTAAATGAAGATATTAATGTAGACACATATTTAATAGCAAATAATATGGCAAATTTGGAAAATGAAAACAATATAAGATACTATTATAAATTTGATGAAGGAGATGAAAATGAAGGTACAGTTCCAAATATCGAACAATATAAGTTCAGTATAGAAAATGGTCAAGCTCAACTGGTAGTAGAAAATTATAATTTAGGTGGAGATGTTGCAGATTCTATTGGTGATATGTCTAACTTAACTACAACAGAAAAAAGTACTTTAGTAGGAGCTATAAACGAACTTGTTACTAGAATAGAGGCTTTAGAGAACACAAATGGTGGTGAATAATTATGGCAAAATTAAAATTCAAAGATGAAAATAATGAATTTATACCTGTTGTTCAAGATGTAAAATTAAATGACATTTCTGTCTTTGATGGTAAAGATGCTAATATAAAATTAAAAACTATTAATAATCAAAATATTACAGGAAATGGAAATATAGAAATTGATGTTGAAGATGTTGTTAAGACAACAGCAAATCAAGGTCTAACAACACAACAAAAAATTAATGCTAGAAACAATATAGAAGCTTTAGGAAACAGTAATATTAAACAAGGAACTGGAACTAGCACAACCGATGTTATATCTCAAAAAGGAATAACAGATTTACTTGGAGAAAAGCAAAGTAGAGTGCCTAACGGAACTAATCCGCTTATTTCGATAGATACAGGAAAACTTGATTTAATTTATATGCCAGCAACAGTATTAGGTGGAATAACTAATGGTGGAACATTTAATAGTCAAGGTATTATCAATGCTTCAAGTTATGCTCCAGAATTACAAGGAGAAAAAATAGATGAAGTGCAATTTGCTTCATATCCAAGTTATTACTTTATATGTGCTGACGATTATTCTTTTGCAGGTTTTGATTTTACAGTGGGCGACTGGGCTATTTCATTAGGTAATGGCTGGGCTAAATTAAATGCAACAGACGCAGTAACAAGTGTAAATGGTAAAATGGGGCAAGTTGTATTAAATGCTGATGATGTTCAAGCGGCTCCTTTATTTTTTGGGGTAGACAATGCTAATAAAAACCTAGTAACAGATTATTTAGGAATGGTAACAACATCAGATTATGCTTTAGGACAAATAATAGTTGATTATTATCAAGAACTACCAAACGTAAATCCTGATTTACCACAACAAAACATACCTGAAAGAGCAAGAGCAACAGTATTACAACCTTCTGATGAACTTGTACACTATAATAATTCACAATTACAAAATGCTTATGATTTAGGAGAAGAATTAGGACACGAAGTTAAAATATATTGGACTCCAGAAAGACCATACGCACACCCTCAATATGCTTATTTTGATAATGGTAGTAATAGTTTTAGTGTTTTTTTCGATGATCAAATAAGTCCAGCAGCTTGTTATTGGATAGAATACTATGAGGAACAAACAGGCAATCCTGTATGGTTTGCATTTTCTTGGTCAGCACAAAGATTTTTGCCTGATGAAAGTGGCAATACAAATTTGCTTTCTGAAACGTGGACAAAAGTAACATACGATTCTAGTACTGATACATATTCTAGTGAACAAGCACAATGGGAAGATTTGCCTATGCTTAATGGTCCAGTTTATGTAACAGACTTATTATTAGAAGATGATATTTTTAGCAGTAATTTTATATGGCTAGAAACTAAATTAGCAGGAGAATATACATATTTTAAAGTTGAACCAGAAACTACACCAACAACATATTATTGGGGGTACACACCATCAAATGTACAAGCAGATATGGAAGAAACAGACACAGCATCACTTGCTTATGTTAAAAACAAACCTAAACTTAGAACTAATTTTACTACAACTTTAAGACCAGAAGCCGAAGAAGAAATAATAGGTACAATCAATTTACATAAGATTTCTAAAACAGGACAATATTCTGATTTGAAGAACCAAGTAGGCATGAAAGATGAGAATAACCCATCAGGAGAAATATTCGGAACTTATAGTGGAATAGATATAAATGTTGCAACTGGAACTGCTTCGGCAGCATTTGGTTCAAAAAGTGAAGCAACAGCTCACTCTGCTTTTGTTGAAGGAAGTCAAAACCACGCAACTGGTACTTCTTCTCATGCTGAGGGGAACGCCACAAGAGCAAGTAATATGGCAGCACATTCCGAAGGTCAATTTACTATTGCTGATGGTAATTCATCTCATGCAGAAGGTGCAAGTTCAAGATCAAGTGGTACGGCATCCCATGCTGAAGGTGATACAACATATGCAAGTGGTTCAGCATCCCATGCTGAAGGTGCAAATACAAGTGCAAGTTCAAATTATGCACATGCCGAAGGACAACTATCATCTGCTTCTGGACTTTGTTCACATGCTGAAGGTTATAACAGTACTGCTTCTGGACAGAACTCTCATGCTGAAGGCTATACTTGCAGGGCACAAGCATTAAATGCACATGCCGAAGGCTATCAGACATATGCACAAGATAACGCTGCTCACTCAGAAGGAAACTTAACATATGCAAGTGGTTCAGCATCCCATGCTGAAGGCTATGGAACTGTTGCTCAATCTTCTCATCAACACGTTCAAGGAAAATACAATATTGTAGATGCCACAGGAACTTATGCACATATTATTGGAAATGGTACAGCAGATAATGCAAGAAGTAATGCACATACAGTTGATTGGAATGGGAATGCTTGGTATCAAGGAGAAATAAGAACTGGAGGAACTTCATATGCTAATGCAACAACTATGTATGGGGTACCAGTTTTACCTAATGATGCAAGTACAAAAACTTATGTGTTAAAAGCAATAAATGGAATTATGCAATGGATAAAAGAAACAGATATTGAGAACAATACATTAATTTTTTACTAAAGGAGGAATACAATGCCTTATATTGATAAAATTCAAAAAAATAATGTTATTTATGATATTCATGATAATAGAACAGAATATTTATTTAAACAAATACCAACAAAAGTAGAAGAAGGAAATCTAATATATATAAATGATAGTACTGATTTGCCACTTAAAAAATTTGTTTTAAAAGGGAAAACAGAGCAAGGAGAAAATCCTTCTCCTACAAACCCACAAGAAATAGTAAATGTAGAAGGTACTATTGCAATAAAGAAATGTAATAAGAATTTATTTGATTATATAAAAGCAAGTAATACAAATAATACAGAAGTAACACAATATAGAATATTTGAAATAGATGGATTAATTCCAAATACACAATATAATATAAATAATATGAAGTTTACACAACCGCTTGGAGATAAATATTGCTATTTATGGAATGCCAAAACATATTCAGATGCAACGGCTAAATATGGAATAGCTGGAATAACAACATATGATACACATATATCTTTTATGTCAAATTCTGAAGGTAAAATATATTTAGCAATATATCCAACAGACGTAAGTACATGGAATAATGTAATTGCTTATTTAGAAAATGCACAAATAGAAAAAGGTTTAATAGCAACAGAATATATACCACATCAATCAAAAACATATAATTTTCCATTATCACAAGGACAAAAGCTAATGCAAGGAGATTATTTAGCAGAAGATGGAATACATCATGTAAGAACACAGGTATTATTAAACGGAACAGAAACTTGGTGGGAAAATACAAATTATTCTACTGATGAAATGTTAGTTGCAAATACAATTCTTGATGGAATGAAATCAGGAACAGAACAAATATTATGTTCTATTGCTAAATATGCAAATCCAACTGTAATTAATTCAATAAGGTCAATGGGAACTATTGTGGGAATTGGAGTAGATAGGTCGCAGTTTCCAACCATTGCAAGTTTTAAAACATGGCTATCAACTCATAATGTTACAGTAGAATATGAATTAGCAGAAGAAACAATGGAAAGTTATACACAAGAACAAAAAGCAGTATATGATGAAATAATAAAAGATGGTACATATGATAGAGTAACAAACTATAATACAACAGCAAATATAAATCCAGATATGATTATAGAATATCGTAGAGATTTAAAAACAGTAATAGATAATATAGAAAGCAGATTAACTCTGTTAGAATAGGAGGAAAATATGACTATAATTGAAAAGAAAAGTGAAAGAAAAAAGAAAGCAATAATGACTTTAGTAAAATCAGGAGAGTATTCAATAGCATATGCGTTAATGTTAGCAGAACAATTAAATGATGAAGGTAAACTATTAGACAAAGACTATGAAGAATTAGCAGAATATTTAGAAGGTTTATTAGAACCAGAAGAAATTGAAGAAGATGAAGAAGAAAATATTGAAAATACTGAAGAAATTGAGGAATGATAGTATATTGATTTAAAATAAAAACGGCTTTAAGGCAATCCTCGTAAGCCGTTTTTTGTATAATTTTATAAAAATTTTATTTAAAAGGAGAAATGAAAATATGGGAAGTACAACACAACAATTAGCAGATGAATACGCAAAAGGACAAACTGCAAATGTAGGAAATGAAACAAATCAATTACTTGCTCAATATGAAAAGATAGCAGAGCAACAAAGAAATGCATTAGCACAAAATAGGCAATTAAGTGAAAACCAAATAAATGCACAAAGAGATGATGTATTACAGACATATAGGGATAATGCAAGACAAGCATATATTAATTCAATGTTAGGTAAAAAAAGTGTTGAACAACAATTATCACAAGCAGGATTAAATACAAGTGGATTGTTAGGAAGTGCTTATGCAAATGTAGAAAATGCTTATGGTAATAATTTAGCAGCATTACAAACAGCAAGAGATAAATCTATAAACGATATTAATAGGCAATTAAATAATAATCAATTAGCGTATGCAGCAAAAGAAAGTGATCTATTAGCAAATATTGAAAATGCAAGATTAGATTTACAGAAATACGGAAACGAATTAGCATATAAGAGATATCAAGATGCACTTTCAAATTATATGAACTTTGCAAATTATGACTATACTAAAGAGAAAGACGAGAGAGATTATAACTACAAACTAGAAAGAGACAGAATTGAAGATGAAAGATATGAAAGAGAATTTGCATTAGCACAGCAAAAAAAAAGTAGTTCGGGTAGTGGAAGATCAAGTTCTAGCAACAAAACAATAGATAGTTTCAGTGATAATACACCAAATACTTCTAATGTTGGAAATAATATAGCAAAATCTGGATTAAGACAAGCAATACTTGCAGCGAATTTGTCAGGTAATTTAAGTGATAGTGCAGCAGAAGAATTATTTAATAAATATGGTTTATAAGGAGGAAACAAATGTCATCATGGCAAAGATTTAAAGAAGCAGCAGTAGGAAATTCAAATCAAAATAGTAATTCTTCTTCATTCCAAAGATATAAAAGTATAATGATTAATAAACAAAACGATGATGAAGAAAGATTAAAAAGACTAAGAGAAGAGCAAGAGGAAAGAAACAGACAAGCACAAGAAGAACAGCAAAGAGCAAAAGAAAGAGAACAGGAATTAAAGAATCTAAACGAACAAGCAAAAGCTAATATGCCTAGTGAAGTAAAAGATAAAATAGATAAATTAAGTGCAGGAAACTTAAGTAAAGATGAAGAATTAAAATTAAAAACAGAAATAAATAATAATAGACAAGCAGAAACAACACAAAAACTTGCTAAAGAAACAGATGGACTTCTTAGTACAGAAAATGCAAAAGAAATTATACTAAGTGATATACAAGCAGAAGAAAAAGCAGAAAAAAGAGCTAAAGAAATA